TAGAGGTATTTAAACACTTAAAAGCATTAGCTAAAAATGCGTAACTTTACAACTTGTTTAACCCATTAAAAACTTTTTATAAAATGGAAAAATTTATCAAAATTACAAACGCTCCTATTACTAATGCACTTATTAGTGTTAACGGAATAAAGTCAATAGGTACTGCAACTGCAACTGCAACAACTGTTGTGATTAAGTATGCAGACGGAACAGCAACTACAGTAACAACTGCAGCACAAGTTGGTCATGATGTTTATACAGCTATCCTAAATGCCACTGAAGGTGCTTTAGTTACAAGTTGGACAAACCCAATGTTTTCTTTAGCTTTACCTAAAGCTGTAACAAGTATTGTAAATGCTTAATTAGTTTAAGTATTGTACTAAAATAAGAAGAAGCGCCCAAATCAGGGTGCTTTTTTATTTTATGTATCTTTGTGTAAAGATTTTCAAATGATAAATTCAGTAAGAAATACTGTGCTTGCAATTGTAAACAAAAATAACTATGGATATATATCTCCTAGTGATTTTAATTTGTTTGCCAAACAAGCGCAATTAGATTTGTTTGATGAGTATTTTTTTAATTATAATCAGCAAATTAATGAGGAGAATGCGAGAGTGTCAGGAACGGGATATGCAAATTTAAAATTAGGATATGAAGAGGTAATAGATTTTTTTTCTGTGACCGCTTTTTTAACTCAACAAACCCTTAATACAAGCATATACTCTTTGCCTTCTGTTTCAACGACAGGTTCAGATTATTATTTGTTAAACAAAGTATTGTGTTTTTCTGCTGGTAATTTATTAGGAGAAGCTGAGAAAGTAACAAATGGTAAAATAACTTTACTTAACAATTCATTGCTTACAGCACCCAACACAACCTTTCCTGCGTATACGCAACAAGGAAACACGGTGACTATTTTTCCTACTACAATTAATAGTGGTCAAGATGTTCAGGCAGAATATATAAGATACCCAAAAGATCCTAATTGGACATATATAACACTTTACAATGGAGAACCTTTGTTTGACCAAACAGCTGCGGATTATCAAGACTTTGAATTGCCTATAGATGATTCAAATGATTTAGTGGCAAAAATTTTACAATACGCTGGGGTTTCAATTCGTGAAGCAGACGTGGTTCAATTTGGATTAACTAATGAAGCGCAACAAGATCAACAAAAATAATTATGGCTTATATAAATCAAAAACAATATTATACAAACAATAGCGTAAATCCTACAGATAGTAATTGGGGGTCTTATCAGTATGTTTCACTTACCGATATAGTGACGAACTTTTTATTAATGTATGCTGGAAACCACGCATTGGTTAATAATGTTAATAGGTTTAAAATATTGTTTCATGCAAAACGAGGAATACAAGAATTAAACTATGATGCTTTTAAAGAAATAAAAGCTTTAGAACTTACTGTGTATGATGATTTAAGATTTGTTTTGCCTTCTGATTTTGTGAATTGGGTAAAGCTATCAATGTTTGAGGGAAATACGGTAAGAGAATTGGTAGAAAATATTCAAGTGCAATCTGCTGTTTCTTATATACAAACTGCATCATCTACATTTACTTATGATGCGGCTAATAATGTTAACACTGAAACTTCTGAGATTGACACATCAAGAACTAATGGGAGCTTAAATAGTATTTATTTAAATCAAAACAATGAAGCAGATGTTAATGGTAATTGTGTAGGTTGTGAAGATGATATGTTAAGCAGAACTATTGGGGCTAGGTTCGGTTTAAATACTGAAACAGCTAATTTTAATCCTACATTTACAATTGATAAAAAAGCCGGAGTGATAAATTTTGACTCTACTATGGCTAATAAAAGTTGTATTTTACAATACATCTCAGATGGTATGGAGAATGGAGATGATTCTGCTGTAAGCGTTAATAAATTATTTGAAGAATATGTTTATGCTTACATCAAATATTCACTTTTAAATAATAAATTTGGTGTACAAGAGTATATAATTAACAGAGCAAAAAAAGATAAACAAGCGTTATTAAGAAATGCAAAAATAAGATTGAGCAATATTCACCCAAGTAGATTGCTTATGAATATGAGAGGTGAAGACAAGTGGATAAAATAAAATGGCAAACGTTCAAAGAAATTTTATAGCGGGCCGTATGAATAAAAGCCTTGACGAAAGGCTTTTACCTAATGGTGAATACATAAATGCTTTAAATGTAAGGTTAGGGTCTACTGAGCAATCAGAGGTTGGTTCCGTTGAAAATTCAAAAGGTAATACAAAGCTAACTCAGCTAGTTTATATTAACGGAGTTCCATTAAGCTCTTCTGCTAGATGTATTGGAGCTTTTGATGATAGTGCAAACGCAACTATTTATTGGTTTATACACGACTCCGCATTTACTTTAGGAGCGACAGGAAGATTAGATTTAATAGTTTCATTTAATGTACAAACAGGAGGAGTCAATTATCACGTAATAAGTATTGATAATGGTATAGGAGCGCAAACAACACTTAACTTTAATTCTAACTTTTTAATTACTGGAATAAATAAAATTGATAATTTATTATTTTTCACCGACAACATTAATCCTCCTAGGGTTATTAATGTAGACAGAAACTATCCTAATCCAGTAAACAATATAGATCAATTTGATTCAAGAGAGATTCAGGTAATAAAACAACCACCCCTTACTTCGCCTTCAGTACGATTAATTAATGCAAACGAAACAGAAAATTACATTAGTGATAAATTTATATGTTTTGGGTATAGGTATAGGTACAGCAATGCTGAGTATTCAGCTACATCTCAATTTAGTCAACCTGCCTTTTTACCTTCTGCTTTTTCATTTGACCCTTCAAATGTTACTAACTCAGGTATGTCAAATGAATTTAATGCAGCTATAGTAACATATAACACGGGGGGTTTTTTAGTAAAAGGAATTGATATTTTATTTAAAGAAGCCAATGACCCTACGATAAAGGTTATTGAAAGATTAGATAAAGCAGAATTAGGAATTAATGATAATAACTCAGCAGCTACCATTACATTTGATGTAGCTAAAATATTTTCAATTTTACCAGAAGCAGAAATACTTCGTCTTTATGACAATGTTCCTACTTTAGCTAAAGCTCAAACTTTAATGGCCAATAGGTTAGTGTACGGTAATTATTTTGAAGGATACGATTTAAAAGACGCAGCTAATAGACCTACAACACTAAGTTATATAGCTACAGGGTCTAGTGCTTTGATTAATAGATCAACTATTCCCACGTCTTTTGCACAAAGCACATACACTGCTTTCTTAACGCCACCTGCCAATGTAAGCCCGCTAGATAGTAAATTGATTATGGACTTTAATGGCAGTACTCAAGATTTAATTATAGGCGCAGAAATATCAATTAATTTTGAATTTACTCATGCTCAGTGGGAGGGGGCTACAACTCCAAGTGGTACTACTCCTGTTACGGATATAGGCTTTAGGTATATACTTACTCAGGATTTTACAACTGGGACTTCAGCTGCTAATCCGTTAGAAGGTTTAATTGGGTCGGCTGATTTTAAAGCTAAATTTGGTATAACAATAAACAATCCAAGCCCAAGCATACAAACCGTAGCTAATGCTCAATCTGGCTTAGGCACAACCTTAACTGATTTAATTAATAATGCGTTAGAAGGGCAGTTAATTTCTCCACAATATGATTTAAATCAAACGGGTATAGAGACTCCAACGTCTGCCCCACCTAGTATTGGACAGGGAATTAAAATAACACAAGTGCCTGGCGACATAAACCAGCTTCAAATGCAAATACTATCAGCTCAGTATTTAGAAAATGGTGGAACTAATACGCCTGTTGAGTATTATAAATTTATTACTGCAAACGTAACTTTACAAAGAGTAGCAAACACATCTAGTTTGCATAGTAATAGGGGGTATGAAATTGGAATGATTTATATGGATAATTTCAACAGAGCTTCTACAGCTTTGGTTAGTAATTTAAATACAGTCAATTTTCCGTGTTCTTCATCGGTATCCAAAAACACAATAAACATATCAATTCCTCCAAATCAAATAGCTCCTGCGTGGGCTACACGTTATAAATTCTGTATAAAAGCTGATAAAGAAAATTATGAAGTAATTTACAGCTCTATTTACTTTGAAGCGCCAAGCACAAATAATGTTTTCTTTTTATTAGAAGGGGATAATATAAAAAAGGTTAACGAAGGTGATGTTTTAATTGTAAAAAGAGATTCGACAGGACCTTTAAATGTTTGCACTACAGCTACAGTTTTAGAATTAAAAGCTCAAATTGGTGGAGATAATCCTTTTATAAACCCAAAAGATCCAGATGACCCTAGTGTACCTTTACCTGTCCCAGGTGGTGTTTATATGAAAATGAATAACATATCTTTTGGTGCAACAATGACATCGGCAAATATTATAGATGTAAAAAAAGACCCAGCTATATCTATTGAAAATCACCGTTTTCCTTTTATGTCCTATCCTCTTTTTGATACTTCAGTTCAAGGAGTTGCCAACGGTAATTATACTTTACCAGTAGGTTCAAGAGTAGTATTTAATATTGAACAAAATAGGGATGGTAGAGGACCAAAATCAACATCTGAGACAAGAAACAGTACTCTTACTCAAGAATTTGTATGTAGTGAAACATATTCTAACTGGGAAGAATTTTTTAATGGAGAAAATGTTGAAGGAGTAATTGAAAATAATTGCATTACAAGTGATACTAGTCTTACTGGCAATAACCCTATTGGTAATATTTATTTAAATTCTGTAGCTTCGGCAGCTGGAGCTCAAGCTGGAGGTGACAGTCAAAATGATTCAGAAATGCTAGCTACCACAGCTTTTGGTGGGGATACTGATAGTCCAACTAAAAGAACCGAACTAAATGATAATAATTATTATAGGCTTTACAAGGATACGAGCACTAACAATTATTATTTTATGGTTTCAGGAACTAATGCTTGTGCTAATAGTAGTGAGGAATGTTCATCAACTGTTAGGGTAAACATTACAGTATTTAGAAGAGACAATTCTATTATTTTTGAAACCACGCCAGAGGATGCTTTACCTGATTTATGGTATGAGGGTAGTCAAACATTTTTAATTGATAGCATTGGTCAGCATTTAGGTAATGTTGTGAATCAAAATTTTACTCAAAAAGTTGCTGCCTCGATTTCAACAAATTTTAATAATTGTTTTTCTTTTGGAAATGGCGCTGAAAGTTATAGAATATTAGATTCCTCAACAGGTAAACAATTTAATTTAGGAAACAGAACTTTTACTACAAACAATACCACGTTTCAAAAAGCGCATAGGTTTGCTGATTTAACATACAGTGGTGTGTTTAATGATGAAACCAACACAAATAAACTAAATGAATTTAATTTAGGTTTAGCTAATTTTAAACCACTTGAAGAAACATTTGGTGATGTAGAAATATTATTTGCTAGAAGAGATGACATCCTTGTGCTACAAGAAGATAAGATATCTTATGTGCTAGCAGGAAAAGATTTATTAACAGATGCTGGTGGTGGTGGTCAACTTACTTCTGTTCCTACCGTTCTTGGTAAACAAATAGCTAGAATTGAAAACTATGGTATTAGTAATAATCCTGAAAGTTTTGCTGTATGGGGTGAAAGTAAATATTTTACCGATGCTAAAAGAAGTGCTGTAATACATCTTATAGGTAGTTCTGCAGCTAACGAACAATTAATTGTTATTTCAGAGGCTGGAATGAGAAGCTTCTTTAGAGATTTATTTACAAAATCTTTTACTTCTCAAAAGCTTGGAGCATACGATCCTTATATGAATGAGTATGTATTAACCTCCAATACTATTCTAAAGCCTGAAGTAGCAAGATGTACAGCTTGTGGTGTAACTAGAGATATTACGATACCAGCTGGAGAAGAAGTAATTTATTGTGTTGATTTAGAAGAGCAGGAAGGGACAGTGGTTGTTAGATATGAAATACCTTTAGAGGGACCTCAAAAAATTATTACTGAATCAACTTCGCAAGACATAGTTACTGAACTAGGGGAAGATATAGAAACAGAAGGAGCGACAGGTGTTGTAGGGTACACAATTACTGCTTCATATAATGGAGTAGAAACCACTACTGGAGAAGTTTTTACAAGTGGAACATTCACCTTTCAAAAAGATTCTACTACTGTTAATCAAGTAGTAATAATACTATCTTCTGCAGCTACTGTGCCAGACACTATTGAGGTTACAGTAGAATGCCCTTCTGGTACTTTACTTAATTTATACAGTGTATGTTTAACTGATGCATTTGATGCTGGGAAATTTATACATAACGAAGCTAGTTGGTCTGATGGATTTTTAACTTCATCAATACAATCTAATTTAGTTCCATTTGGCACCGGAACAGGAGTCTTTGTAATCTCTCAATATATTGATTTAGTGGGCGACCAAGGTGTAGGGTTAATACCAACCGATGGTTCCATTATGACTCTTGGAGTTAACAAAATAAGATTTGATGATTTTGTGTTTGATACAGCTAACAATTCATTAGGTTTCCACAGAAGCGATATTATATATGGAAATAATATTACGGATATAGCTGATCTTTTAACTAAAGAAACTACTATACCTATAAATAATTTAGATGCTCCAGATTTATACACGGGTAGCTTTACGGTTCCTGCGGTTGGAGGAAATCATTTATATTTAATTTACGATTATAGAAATCCAAACAGAGTAACGCCAGGTCCTCCATCACCACCTGTAAACGATTTTACTAGATATACACAGTGTCAAGGACCTGACACAATAGTATTTAAAGCTGCAACTGGATTTACTTTTCCACAAGTAGCAAGACACGAAGGGGTTTGTTATCAAAAACAAGTAGCTGTTTCAGTTTCATCAAGTATACCTGTACCTACAGGAACAGAGACATTTGTAGATTGTACAACGTGTGAAGGAGCTCCACCACCACCACCACCAGCTAATGTTCCGGCTATGACAACTAATAGCTCTACGAATGTAACAACTAATTCATTTACTGCTAATGGTAGCTTAGACACAGCTAATGGAACTGTTACTTCAAGAGGGTTTTACATAGGAACTAATTCGTCTTACTTAAACAATACTCAATATCAAGTAAGTGGTACAGCAATAGGTAGTTTTACATATAATTTTGCCTCTGCTTCTGCGGGAATAACATATTATATTACGGCTTACGCTATAAATGAAAATGGACTTGGAGTAGGCACAACAGTTTCAACAACAACAACATCTGTAACTTATAATTACGCAACGTACACAGGTTGTCAAGACTCAACATTAACACAAACTTTTAGAAGCGAAACAACTATTTCATTTCCAGTTACTGTAGAAGTAAATGGTGTGTGTTACGGAAATGTAACTCCAACACCCACACCTACAACAAACATTCTTCCTACTACAGTATTTGATAATTGTGATCTTTGTGTGGGCGGCGGAGGCGGCGGCGGCGGCGATGATGACGACGACGATGATGGCGGCGGAACAGGTTTTGATACAGAAACATTTACAATACAATTGTGTGATGGTACAGGACCCTCATATATTATTACAATTAATAACATACCAACTAGTGGAGCTGTAACTTTATCTAATTTTACAGTTAATTCTTCTGTTAGATTAAACGGAAATTATGGCACACCTGTTTCTACTTACCCAGAGTTTGATGGAGACGCTAATTATAAAATTACAGCAGTTGGAACAGCTAATCCTTTAGTTACGCTAGCTTATGTGGGTCGTGTAGATGATTGTAGTGATTGGCCAGGAGACGACCCACCACCACCACCACCGTTTCTATATTACAGATTAATTGGGTGTTTAGATTCCACTCAGGGATGTTATTTTTTAACTGACCAAGGTCAGCCAAATCCAAATCAAAGATTTGTAGGTAATGATGCTGGGGTAACTTTATTTTATACATACAGTGGAGATGCTGGTCTAGCAAACAATCCAGGTGTTGCGTGTGCGAACATACAGCCAGTTGGAAGTAATGTAAATTGTCCACCAACCCCAACCCCACCAGTCCCACCGATTCCTCCTACACCAACTCAAAACATAAGTGTTAGGGAGTGTAATAACAGCGGAAGTCAATTATATTATTTTCAAGTAACTAATGCAAATGGATTTGGACCAGGGTTTGCTCTTACTGTTACAGGAGGTCCTGATGACAGTAAAACATGGGAGGTAATAGACCCTAATTTTTCAGGCACTACTTTATATAATGTAACATACGTAAGTCTAACGACAAGTTGCCCTCCTCCGCCAACGCCTGCGGGACCAACTCCGCCAACAACTATTTTTGCAGAATATACTAAATGTTTTAATGCATCAGTAACAGCAAACGTAAGCGGGCCAGTGGGCACTACATTTCCAAATGTGTTAAAAATATCTGGAGTGTGTTACGAATATTCATCTTTATCAGG